GTAGTCCATTCTTGATCTCCCCTATAAACTGCGGGTGGAAAAGAATTTAAATCATGATATAAGTTTTTCTTTCCATTCAGTGAAGTATCAAAATATTCCTCTACTGTAAATCTGGTTCTTACTGCTTCATCCCAATTATCAATAATATAAGAATGGTCACCTACATTAAACCTCATACATGATGCGTTTATACAATCTATCTTCCAATCCTTAATACCAACAAACTCAGCATCTGGTTCAAATAAAAACAAATCATCTATTGAAGTATTAATCACCACATCCAAATCAAGAAAAAGAATCTGACCTATTATGTCATGTAATTCTATTTCAAACAACTCAAACTTTGTGTAACTATATTTTAAGTCATTTCTTAATAGTGGTCTGGTTTCAATCTCTGCATTTAAACCCATAGAGTCTTCTGTCAAACATATAAATCTATGAGTCAAAGATAAATGTCTTTGAACCATGCTGTGCAATTTGTTGACATACTCTGCAGAGTATTTACTCCCCCACTTTATACATAATACATTTTTCATCGTAAGTTTTCTATTTTACACTGTACCATCAAATGACAAAATCCTTCTCTGAAGTTCTGCCAAACCTCACCACCCCATCCTATCTGACCATTTACCATTCCCAAAATATTACTGAAGAAGGGTAAATCTAACACAAATATAATCATCGCACCAAACATACCAAAAAGAAATGATGTATAAGACCACCTCAACCACTTATACTTGACAAGTGCAAGTGTCTTACCACTAATATACATTTCTTTAGCTAAAGTATCGTATACCTTATCATCCGTCATCAATGAATCTGCATAATATTCTTTGTAATCTTCTATGTCCATCTGAGCAAAATGACCAAAATATAGAGGATCAAAATTTGGTGATGTTTTGTCTAGATTTCCATCTTCATCTTTTGGATAATTAGTACTAGGTATTATAGCAACTATCGCACAGAGCAAAGACCCAATGCAACACATAGCAAAGAACATTAAAGGGTTTCTCATCACCTCATTATCTAACTCGGCAACTGTGACAGAGAAAACAATAGCGGTAACTGTAATCATGATGTTCGCCTTAGCGTCAGCCATGATGTTCAGTCTCATCTGATTAGTAACATTCAATCTGAAAATGTTATCTACAGCAGTTCTATCCTCTGGTACTTTGTCAAAAAAATCAGTTTCCATATTATAATTGAAGTTTCAGGGTTTCAACGTACTTTGAGATTGCATGATCTAATCCATCAGTTTGTGAAATCAAACCATTATCATTATCTGGGCCCCAATCCAAAGTCTGACTATTTACGAATACTCCAGTATGAGCATAAGGCCACATAGGAGTAAAAGGGATAGGATCGCTCCTGCGAACCACACGCCAATGAGTGGGTTGTCCACCAGACAAAACTTGATTAGAAACTTTTGGTGATCCGTAAGAGAAAATTTGAACATTGTGTCCTCTCAAGTGTAACCACATTCCTATTATTTGTGAAACAGCTCCACCTAAACTATGCCCTGTAACGTGTACAGTATGTTCAATAGTATGTTCACTATCTATAATTTGCATAATAGTTATGGCAGCATCTCTAAATCCTTTATGGAGATAGATTCCTGTACGAATATCATGTATCAGTCTCACATCAATATCAGATAGTACATTGTTTTCATTTGCAGTACCTCTAATAACAATTATTGATATACCATTATCTTGTTTTACTTCAAATGCAACTTCATCTCTTTGAGATCCACCACTATCGTAAATTGCTTGACAATACTCTGCGTGTTCGACTAGGGCTGAGACTGTAACTGGTAGAGTTGACTTACCACCACTTGTTGTACCCGCCTCTTCCACACTCTTTGCACACCCACTAAGTAGTAGAATCATTCCTACTATGGTGAACATCCATCTCTTCTTTTTTCTTCCAAGCTGTTGCACTTAAAATTGCTCCAAATGATATATGTAAGATTCCTCCGCCTTCAAGTGTGAGGGGAATCCAACGAGATGCATCACAAACCAAACCTTTGGCGACCATATCTACACAATAGTCGTTCATCTGCATATTCCAAACGACTGGCCCTATGAAAAAATCACACAGACAAATCCAAAGATACACTAGTGCCGCCCAATCACGCCAATGTCTATTAATCGTTTTGTTCATGCTCATTTTTTTTATTTTAAAGGTGGGCTATACAAAAGTCCACCATCCCTGTAAAGTTTATTTAATCCTCTTTTTAACCCTAACTTCTGTATGATATTGCGGGTAAATATTTCTTCGTAATTTCCTACTTGTTTAATTATATCATAAGACCATGTTTCCGTCAACCCTAATTTCGCACCAAGATGAGGATGATCAGCACCATTCTTCTCTCCCATAAATCTTTGAATGTTTGGGCTTATGTTCTCTTTGAAACTGTCAATATTTTTTGAGTTGATACCCATTTCTTCTGCAAGAAAAAGAACATACACAGTCCACCTTACTATATCAGCCCATTTCTGATCACCATACTTAACTACGGGCCCAAGTGGTTCTTTAGAAATAATCTCTGGTAATATTATGTGTAATTCGGGATCTTTGAACCCTAGACGATTTGAGGCCAACCCCGACCTATCTGTACCATACATATCACAATCACCCCTAAGATACACATCCTGTGTCTTTTCATCCTCACCAACAGTTACAGGAATATACTTTATTTCGTGTAACTCCATGAAGTCTGCAATGTTCTTCGCAGCTGTACCAGACCCAGCGAAACATATTTTAGCTCCATGCATCTGTTTGGCAGAGGATACACCTAGAGTTCTCTTAGTGATAAATCCTTGACCATCATAATATGTTGTTGGTAGAAACTCAAATTTCTTGAGTACATTTCTTGTGAAAGTATACGTTGTGGCTGCAGATAACATATCAATAGTTCCATCTATCAAATGTGTAAATCTAGAAACTCCATCCACTATTTCATATTGTATAGCATCTATATCTCCAAATACAGCTGCTGCGACTGCTTTACAAATATCAACATCAAATCCTTCCCATGCATAACCAGTTTCAGAATCATACACTTCCTCAGAGAAGCCGGGAAATTCATCGTTAGTTCCACAAATAATATATCCTCTTTTTATTACTCTATCGTATGTGGTTCCGTAGGTTGGATTGTATTCTGGTGCTGGTTCAGTTTCCTTATTCATCACCATCTGTTTGACTTTTTCTATTTCAGTCAAAGTCATGCCACTATGATCCATCATCGGATGTGTGGACTTTTCTTTACCCATTGCAGAATTATCTACAACCATCATCCAAAATACCCATACCAGACATACAATAAATTTTCCGGCAAGTATCATTTCAGAGTCCTATAAACTGCCATTAGTTCCTCATCTGACGGATTTGTCGCTGAAGAATATCTCTTATGTCCCACTCTCATGAATGCTTTGATATCGGAAAAACTTGGATATTTTGATTGTAAATTATGAAGTAGATGGTCAGGGTCTAAGTGGCAAGATGCACAAGCATTATCTCTTGCGAATACTCTTGTAGACCTTTTATATCTTTCACTTTGAACCAATACCGCAGAAAGGTCTTTCTCCATATATGTTATTCGATTTTCCATGTCTGGCATGAGTAGAAAAATTAGATATACGAGAAGTGCAATGATGACGTAGATGAATGATTTACTTGCGACAATCTGATCTTTGGCCGCAAGTTCCATTTGTTGAACTTCATCTACCTTTTTATCTATCTCTTCAATGTCGTGTTGTAGTATTTTTTGATCTTTTCCGTTTGCTTGTGTTTTATCTTGTTGTGCCATAATCTATTTCCCCTTCCCTGCTTCGTTCAACTTTTTAGTGATTTGTTGTTGAAACCACTTGAGAACAATCGGTATACTCACGTTAGATGTTAATCCAAAAAGATAACCGATAGGATAACGATAACTTTCAACTGTAGCAAGTTCTTTAATATTCGTGAATACAACAGAAATCAATAGATATCCAGTTACAGACATTCCCATATTGATAAGAAGGTCAAGTAAAATCAACCATGCATGACCACTATATTTGTCTTTGTTGTCTTGTCTATAATTAAATAGAAATATCCAAAATGAAGAGAATACTACTAGGCCCATCATAATCATTTCAGAAGTATTAAATAAATCAACCATTTTGTTTAGTCTCTTTCTTTACCAATTTCAATAAGTCAGCAGTACTGCCAACGAATAGTGCGTTAGTAATATTTTGAGCTTGGGTAACTTCCTGTCTATCTCCAGCATTTTCTAATTTTTGTTTCTTTTGATGCAAATCCATTAATGTTCCCTGAGTATCGGTCATATTTTTGAGTAATTGACCAAACACTTCAAAGGCTCGGGGAGATTCTTCTGCTTTTGCAATTTCCAGAAGTTCTTCCATTGCATCTCGACCCTTTTCAATTATGTCATAAAGATTTTCACGAGCATATTGAAAGTCATTTTCTCTAGTATCATCTCCATTTATAACAACAGGAACGTTATTATCCATCA